TATAGTAGACAATAAGAACTCCAAAGTAGGTATCAAATGAAAAAATTACTTCCTATTTTATTTTTGCTTCCTTTGCCATTGCAGGCGGGCTATGTCCACAAAATAACGGCGTCCGCGCAAGGCGTTGTTGATGGTAGCTATTCGCAGGCAAAACGGATCGGGTCAACCTATTCAATGAGTTCGACAGGTATAACAGCGGCAACAATGGGACATCTTGATTCGCCCGCTTTAGACAATAGTTCAGTATTAACAGGCGTAGCAGCTACACATGGAACAGGTTCTTACACACAAACCACAGCCGGCTCGGCAACTTCTTTTTCTGAGTCATTTATTCAAGGTGATGCGGTAGTAACAACAGCAAGTGTTTCTTCTGGTGTTGTTTCTTCTTTACCAGTAACAGGCGACACAATCACATATTCAGGCGGTTCTAGTTCAGGGCAATCAATTGGAATAACTTCAGTAGCAGGCGGAACAATAACATTAAGCCCCGGCGCAGCGGGTTCAAGCGTAACAGGTTCAATAACAAGTTCTATCGAAATCGAATAATGCGGCGCTTATTTATAAGCCTTTTTTTATTATCAAGTTCGCCCTGTTTTGCTATTCCCGTAATTCCAAATTTTTCTGCGGGTAGTAGTATAAGTCGAACAACTAGTTCTCAAAGTACGCGGGAAATTATTCAATCTTATTCTTATTCTACGGGTTACCAGTACACAACAGGCGGTTCAAATATCGAAGCGGTCACGGCGGGCGGAACAATTAGCCCTGAAGCGATTGCAGGAGCAACACAAACAATTAACGGCGTTACTTCCACAACAACGGGAATTAATTTAACGACTAAGCCACAATGGAAACAATCAACGGCAGGCGCGGCCACGCAATTTCACGAATCGTATATTGGGCCGGGGTTAAATTCTTATGTCCATATAGACCGCACCATTGAAGTCCAATCTGTAACTGAATCAACGTCCACGTTTACGCAATGATAAAAAAAATTAAGATAGCAGGCGCAATATTATTTTTTTCTGTTCAGTTTCCAAGTTATGCCAACACCAATATGACAAATAATCCGGTCAGTAATAGTTCTGGAAGCGTTACCAATTTGGGGGTAATGAATATGCCGACAAGACAATTTCAAAATCAAGTCGGCGGCCAAACTGTAGTCTGTCAATCTGATACATTAGTCATCCAACCTTTTGTCACTTCATCAGCTTCATTCACAAAACCATATCAAGATTTTTACCTTGACCCCATCTATTCAGTTAAAGATACAGAAGGGGCGACAGATGCAAACGGCGTAACAATAGGCGATGGCGACCCCGACAACCCCGGCCAAATTATTGGCTATAAAACAATAAGAACAGCGCAAAAAGACACATATAATATTTCGCCGGGAATCAGTTTATCTTGGAATATTTCACTTGATCGAAAGGCGGTGCGGTTATGCCGCGAGGCTCAACAAAGACAATCAGATTTAATTCAAGCAAGAATAAACGACAATATGTATGCGCTTGAACTCGGACGTTTAAAAACGTGCGGCGATCTTTTATCCAAAGGCTATAACTGGAAAAAAGGAACTAAGTACTATAAATTATGCGAAGATGTCGAATTGACAAATCCAAGCAATACTTTAATTAATCATCAACATTCTTTGAAAGAAGTTTCTGTTTCTTCAAACGAGAAGAAGAACTGAATTTTGTTCCTGATTTTTTGCCAATTAGTTTTTTTGCGCGATTAATTAATTGTTTGAATATTGGCTTGAGTAGTCTAGTTAAAAAAGGCGTAGCAGTTGCGGCGGATGTTGCGACAATAGTTACCACTAAGGTCGTTGCCACCACTGAAGACGAGGGTAGGTATTTATCGACAAAATCAGTTTTCGCCCATATCTCAACACATTTTCCATCTATAACTTCAAAGCCTACAACTTTTTCCTGTGCTTCTGCATTTCTTACATCGTTTAGCCTGAATTGTTGGTTTTTCGCAGGGCAATCAATTTCTCTTTCTTCGATTACATTATTATCATTATTTTCTTTGGTTTTTGGTATTTCTGGCGTTTTTATTTCTGGAATTTCTGGCGCTTCTGTTTTAGTGTTTTGTTTTGGTGTAATTATTTTTGCAGATGGAGAATAATCAGGTGCAAAATAAAATGGCGCGGTGTGATCGCATAAAGCAACATTTCCATCTGGGTCGTTGTTAAAATGATCTTTACCACCTGTCAGAGAATCGCGTACAACAGCGCAAGGCGCATCAATGACAGGAACGCCCATATCAATAGAAACAGGCGTATCAAGGACGATAGGCGGTTCAATATGGATAGGTTCTGGAATATGTATGTTCGAAATATGAATTTCAGGAATATCTGTCAATTTATTTGTTGGTTATAGTGCTTCTTAATTTTCTTTGCAAAATTTGATAAGATGCCTCTTCTTGAAAATAAAGTGACAACAAATAACGATCTTTTTTATCTAAATTAATTACTGCGTGTTTTTTTTGATTATTAAATAAATAATATGTATAAGGTTTATATTTAAGTTCAATTATATTGTCGTGATACCATTTATCTTTATGTTCTCCAAACAAACAATAACTATTGTGTTCTTTACTTACTAAACAATTTATACAAGATTGTCTGTAATCATCAACATGCCAATCATAAAAAGATTTATGTTTGACTCTTAGTAATCCTAATTGTTTGATGGGGTGTATTTTATCAATTTGCTGTAAAGCTAATTCTTTTTGAATCCAAAAATTATCAAGAAAAATTACATCAAATCCAAAATGTTGTTGCCAAGATAAATTCTCAGAAGATATTAAATTTTCAAGATATAAAACTAATTCATTTGATTTTGTTTTTATTTCTGAAAAACAATCAATTGAAATCATATTTTACTTATATTTTGAAAGGAGAAACACCGCCTGTTGTTTTTGGTAGTTCTGGAATTTCTGGCAAAGGTATTTTATCAATTACTTGTTGAATCATTTTTTCTTTAAATTCATCACTTGTTACCATCATGTAACCATAGACCCCCGCGCCCAACATTGACGCGCTAATTAAAAAACTTAAAATAGATAATATCTGCGAAATACGAGCCATGATTCGAGAAGCATTTTTAAAGGCATTAGTGCCTGTTACTATTATAACTTTTTGCGGAATCTGTGCATTGGCGCCCCTTTATGTGGGGCTGTCAATAATTTCTACCAAGGTACACCAGAAGTCGTAGTAGGTGTTTTTGATTCTGTTATCTGTGCAGCAATAGATGTTTCTATTCTTGTTACTTCATCAGCACCTAGAGCAGCTTTAGCCCATGCGATAGCATTTGCTTTTGTTATATCAGCGTAAGCAGTAAATGATCCACTGTCAGCTTCAGCAAGTCCTACAGAACCGTAAGAAAAACCAGAATGTACAACAGCAGAATCACCACTCCCTACAGTTTCAGAGTCACTAGCAGTCCAGTGAACAGTAGTAACTACATCAGATAAACTTCCTACAGTTGTTGTTGCATCTAAAGAAACAACATCCCAAGTAACAGCCATGATAATTAGTGTTTAGTTTTATTTTACTTAGATTCTACCGTCTGTACAACATCACTAAGTTTTTCTAGCTGTTTTATAGCCCCCTGATCTTCCATTATTGGCTGCATAAGTTGATTTTTTTCTGCAACTTTTTCTTGTATTTCTCTTTCAAGCATTTGTGCTTTTGCAATATTTAAATCAAGACGAGTTTTTGTCTCATCATAAAGCTCTTGCGGTGTTGCCATAAAATTTATTTAAGTTATCCAATTTTACTAAGCAGCTTCTAACGCTGCAACTTTATCTGATAATTCTTGTATTGCTTTTAATAATATTGGTATTGTCTCTGTATATTTTATTCCAAGACTTTCTTCTTTATCGTCTGGCCTAATTTTACTTGAATCTAATACTTGATCAAACTTATCAACAAAATCTTGTGCTACAAACCCAATCGTTTCTCTAAAATTTTCAATATCTTTTCTTAAATAACTTACACATCTTATATCTTTTATTTTATCAAGAACAGAACCAATATCTTTAATATTTTTCTTCAACCTTTCATCAGAATAAGTTGTAAATGATGTTGCACCATGACTTAATTGAGCACCAGCATTTTCATTAGACCCAGAATAAAATCTTAAATCTCTTGAATTAGAGTTTTGACCAATGTGTGCAGCATTTACATCTAAAAATGACACTAAACTGTAACCAGCACCTTCTATACGAAAATGAGGATCTGATTTGGCATTGTTTGCATTTTGTTTTACGTGTAATTTTGCAGTTGATGAAGTTACACCGATCAAAAAATTACCATCATTGTCAATTCTACATCTTTCACTATTATCGACTCTAAATGCTATAGCACTATTGTCTTTTGCATTAGATGAATCACAATTTAGAAGGAAATCTGCTGAATCAGTT